AATGTATTATTTTCTCTATATATGTTAAGATGGCTCAGTCTAGTGCTTTTTTGAGAAACATAGCTAGACAAGATCGAGAGTTGGAACAAATTGTATCTAGAATAACTAATATGAACGCATTCACTAAAAATGTTCGAAATGAAGCTGCGAGAAAAATACAAAAAGCTTGGAAAGTTGGGCGAAGGAGGGAAGTTAGACAATTGATGAGAAACGTACAAGCGGGAATTGTAAATAATCTCGCGAATGAGTTTGAAAAACTCGACATGGTAAACCGAAACAATAATGGTAATGTCATTATGACCAACGTAGAACCCACACAATCAAGGAAACGTAAATCTGATAACAATAACAACGAACAAACCAAGAAAACGCGGTCCCGTGAAGTCAATTTACCAAACGTTGAAATTGGTAGGGGTTTGGGGTGTCACTACGCGGGTATTCCCAGATATATGAAGAGAGCGAAAAAAACATTTGACAACAAGGATATTGTTTCGGCATTTTTGGACTACAACATCGACACGAATCAATATGGTATCGTTAAAAATATTCCTACGATCATTAACCGTTTCGGACAGATTCACAATTCGGGTTCGAGAATAAATCCAACGAAACAGGTCCATTTTTTCATGGTTGGATTACGACATGATAACTCGGGGCATGCAATTAGTGTTTTAGTTGACCCCCGAGACCCCAAAAATAGAAGAATATGGGTATTTGATCCACACGGCGAAGCGTCTAAAACTTCAATTTGGGGTAAGACTACACGTAAAAAGGTTGTTCCGATTCTCAGAAAGATGTTCAAAATACCTGGTCGCAAAGTTAGGTATTATGGTGGTCGTGATCTCCAAATGGGTAACACCCGTGGTGTGTGTACGACATTTTATGTAACGTTCATGGACATGATTCCATTCTTACTTAATGGTGCCGCGACCATTAACCAAATTAACGAGCTCGCTAAAAAGAATAGTATACAGATACGTTCCTTTTTCCTTAATTTCGCTCCAGAAACTAGCACTAGGATTATAGTCAAAAACAGGACCCGATAAAGTCTCAGTATATAACAGGGTAACAATGAGATTGGGTGTCGTACGCCCAAATATGATGTTAAGAAGACAACGAATGAAATTGTCTCATGAAGTAGTGCACAATTTGAAAGAGATAAGTAAGATATCTTCTGTCAAGCGGTGGGAATATGCAGGTGGTATCGAATACGATAATTTCAAATTTAGTACACCAACACGGATTACATCAAAAAAACGAAACAGAGTCGACACGCGTGAAATTGAACAGGTGTGGTATTCGGAAATATCATATCATACACATCCAGGTATTGGGTATCATGAATGGACTATATGCGAAAATACACCAATATATACAAGCCTCCCTAGTAATGCAGATTTTGAAGCATATATCAAAGGGTTTCCCAAAATGCAAGTCAATATAATTTGTGATTCACATGGATATTATATTATTGACGTCTTAAAATCAGTCTATAAGAGAGCATCACCCTTACCTGAAGCTGTTTATGAATATATGAAAAAGCTACGCAGTAGACCATTCATGCGCATAGGTGCATTTTCAGAGGATGGTGTTGAATATTTCCACACAACTCTACAAAATTGGAAAAGATATATGAATGAAGACGTTAATCCGGAAATGATAGATCTCTTTGGAATATCGATTCAGTATTATGGGTATGATGACGATCCACCAAATGTCACCATCTATCGGGGTATAGACGTAGCATAGAATCCTCTAATTCGTCAACCTCGTACCAAGCCCAATGACACTCCGATGAATCCTTATCCATTTTACACATATCCTGTGCTTCTTTTATCGCTTCGGTGAAACGTAAACGAAGTCTCAGATTCTCCTTGATTGGCCTAACCTCCACAATACTTGGTCGTTGGTACATAGCTTCGAGAACATTCCTACGAGTCTTTGCTAGTTTAATCTTGTAAAGACTGTTTTCGGAGAAGGTTGCTACACATTTCATACTTTATGTAGGTATTAAAGTTTTAAGTGAATACATGAATATAAGATGTCTTCATACAACGTTGAACCCTGTACGTTTATTTACCGCGTATCCTCCCTCGCGAAGGTCGTCGATGGTGATACCATTGATGTGAATATCGACTTAGGATTCGATGTGTGTACGAAGCAACGTGTTCGCCTTCTAGGTATCGACACCCCGGAGTCTCGTACTTCGGACAAGGAGGAGAAGGTGTTTGGTCTCATCGCGAAGAAGAAGCTCAAGGAATGGTGTATGAAGGCGGTTGCATCTGAGAAGGATGATATCGAAATGGAACTCAGATGCCCGGAGGCGGATTCTAGGGGTAAATTTGGTCGTGTACTCGGAGAGGTTTGGATCTCTGAAGATGGGGTGTGGACCAATGTCAATAAGTGGTTGGTTGACGAGGCGTATGCTGTTCCCTACGGCGCACAAAACAAATCTCTAGTCGAAGGACTTCACCTTGAGAATCGTAAGAAACTTATCGAACGTGGTGAAGTACTACCTACGCTTCCGTGATAAGTAAATTACCAAAATTATAATTGTAATTAGAAGTATATACATGTCATCTCCACTCGTTATGTAGTCTATAATTATATTCGGATTACTCAATAAATATAAAATATTATATCTATTATACGTCTGTGTTATAGACATATTAAGCCCGTGTCCTTGTGTCGCATGCCAATACCACGGTGGGATTGTAATACTATCACCGGGTTCGAGTGTTGCTTTATATATTTTCATTTTGCTGTGGTCCATTTTAAAGAAATCCTCTACAGCAAAATTAGACTTATTGAAGTTTGTCACAATATTGTTTTTACGTACATTTGGGTTATCGTAATTACTGAAAATATAAATAGTTTTACTTCCAGATAATTGATTCAAAATGAAATCAGAACCACAATGTAAATGTAATCCACTAGTATGATTTTTTCCTAAATATAATAGTAATTCTTGAACTTCTCTCGACGGTGTGTTGGGGTTCTTCAAATTGGATAATAATTTTTCTTGTCGATCTTTTTGAAAATTTGCCCCAATTAAATCCACTTCCGCACAATATAAGTATGGCCGTTTATCTTTCTTCCAGTGATTTATTAAATATTTAATATCACATCTACCCTCATGTGATGCAAATTTTCCAGTTTCAGATGTTCCGTAAACTTCAACAGGTAATCTTTCATTTCCAAATAAATTACATGTTTTCTCAAAACCTAGTTTGAATGCATTGGGTTTATATAATCCACGTATTACAACAGGTTTGTGAATTTCTTTTACAAGTATCTGTTCTTTTTCTTGTGGTGTCATCCGATCATACACATATGTTGGTAAATCTAAGTATGATGTCATCTATAGTAAGGATACTATTAAAGTTTTGAAGTATATACACATGTATGAGATGTAAGCCTCGGTTGAAAATTCGTTTTCCGTTCAAAATCCGACCACGTATATATTTGGTGTTAAAAATCAAAGAGGAAATTGTAAAAAAGCGAAAACGTCGTGATCGTCGGAGACTGAGAATGAAAACAAAATTAAAGAAGAAAACTGTGAAACGTACATATGAATATTACATCATTGTTTAATGTTTTTAGTCGTAAAGTCGTCAAAAAAAGTATAGTCCGTGTACCAACTGTGAAAGTGTGGCATCGTGGATACAATCTAAGATATCTTCAGAAGTCGTGGACTCGTGGAAATAATCTTAGAAGTTTAAAGAATTAGAATTAAAAATATATATCTATGGTTTACTGTATAACTAAAAGAATATTATCACAAATAGACGACTCTTTACCCGTATTCAGTTTGAATAATTACAAGGGTTATGCTAGAATAACTAGTGTATACGATGGAGATACTTTCAAAGCTTGTATCATTCTTCATGGTAAAGTGTTAAAATTCACATTCCGAACACTTGGATACGACGCACCGGAAATGAAACCGTATCTTTCTATTGCTGGTCGCGAAAATCATATCCAGAAAGCTGTGGCTGCACGCGAATTGTTTAAACACGAAGTTGGGTTCCTTCATTCTACACCACATCAATGGTGGAATCCATTGATATGTAATACTAAGGTGAAGGGGTGGGTATGGATCGACTGTAAAAAGAATGATAAATATGGTCGAACCCTAGTTACCGTGTATAGAAAAAGAAGTAATACTAAATCCGTAAATGATAAAATGATTGATTCAGGTCTCGTAAATATTTACGATGGTGGAACAAAGCAGGAATTTAAATAGTGTATGGGTACTTCCTTACCCATAGATTACATATCCATTTATCACCAGACTTTACAGGTTTCCCTCCATGTAAAGCCTTGGATGTCAAGAAGTTATAATTGTCAAGGGTGTCAAAAAACAATGCATCACCAGCTTTGAGTTTATAAGATTTGTTTAGTTTTGGGAATACGGTTTCACCACCTTCGTACCCATCATTTAGTGCTAGAATAAATGTATACATTCTCATATTTTCATCACCTTTGAATGCATCTTGATGGGGTTTGTAATGACCCCCGGGTTTATATCTGACAACCTGAAGTTTCTCACAATTACGAATTGGTCGATCCGTGTACTTTAGACACCGTTCCATAATACCGCGAACAATGTCATCCTCTCTCCCTATCCAAGCAGTTTCACTTTTACGAATTTTCTCATCTACTGTTTTACTAGTAGATATAGTAGATGTCTCAAGTTTACTACTAGCTTTGTTTATGATGTGACGTCTCTCAGACTCTGATATAAAGTTTTCTATCACCGTTGGATTGGGATACCGTGGTAACAAGTATAAAACAAGTAAAATCAATATAACTAAATTTAACTTACCCTTCATCTTATTCTTTACAAATAAAAATTTCTGGGGGTAACACATTTATATCTTTCACGAATTGTTGCAAATACTTCATTTCCATAGTTAAATAATTTCTCTAAGATGTCTACGAATTCTGTTTCACGATCTGGTTCAAGAATGAATTGTCTAAGAATATCACCACCGGAATGTGTCAACATTTCGAATATATGTGACAAATCTCTCGATTTATCTTTGTATTTTTCCTGTCGCTGTAGAAATATTTTGAATTCTTTTTCCCCGAGTTCATTCAACATATAAGCGACGCGCTCATTCAAGTTGTTAACAGGTTCCACGTCCATAAACATTTGTTCCCTGTCTGCATAATATACACCAGTTGCCAAGTTTAATATGCCATTGGAAGCTTGAACTTCTCTAAGTTCACGGTAGGTTGGTATACCCCCACACGGTATATCACCGTGTTCCCGACTTACACCACCTTTCTTCTTAAATTCTATAAAATGGGGATTATGGATACGCCCAGTGACAATTTCACCCGAACGCCAATCGAAAGCTGTATGACAGTTAATACACCACATCTGAGAACAACCACTTGTTTTGTGTATAACAGTTCCACATTTTGGACATGATTTACTATCTTTATTTAATAACTTCATTGTCTTTACAACTTGTGGATCACATACGTGCCCCTCTTTTAACATCTCATTACACTCATTACAAAAGTTATTTTGACATAGACCACAAAAATATTCTTCATTTAAGAATCCTTTACATTCCTCTTGAGGACATTTACGTATGAATTTCGTTGGTTCATCGATATATAATTCACCCATATTCCTTAATCGTTCCAGTTGAATATATATAGTTTCTAAATTATGATGAAATGCCAATACTTCTGGGAAATTGATTATATTCTGACTAGTAATAGGAAAAGATAATTCATATTTATGATATGCATCTAGTAACGCAATACGTAAATTCCTAGCTTCCCTTCGGAGTTTTCGTATAGAAAGGATTCTCTCCACTTCCTTCTGACTCTGTGGCATAAGAGCTTTTTCGCGTTCAAATAGAACATTTTCCCGGTGTTTCTTTAGTTTTGTATTTCGAAAATATTTCGTACAAAATGAATCAATAAATTCGCGATTCCATAAAGTCTTACACCCCATGCAATGGGGGTCTTCAAATGATGAAAGAATATACCTTTGAGAACATGAGCGACAACATATTAAATCACAAAAAGGGCATTCAACTTTTTTATGATTTATTTTATTTAGTTTTTCACAACATACATCACAATCATTCATTAACTTAAAGGCATATTATTTCTTTAAACTATCATCACTTTAGTCTTGACACGCCACAAAGAGAGATAACTTGTCACGCGCGTCTGAAATCTTATTCCCGTATAATGTTTCCGCAAATAATAACACCATTTCCGCATCCTTGTATGACATATACGAATGTCCGTGCTTTTCGTATATAGCCACAACATCTTCGAGGTGGTTATCACACCAGTCTTTCACATCATCTTCTTCATGAAGACTCTTTTCGATGAAATCGGCAACCTCGTCGCTGAGAGGCATGTCGGTAATCACGGTACAGTCGTCGTCGGGATGATTCATTTTAAGATACTTTCTTAAAAATTACTGTTTACTTAGGTTTCTCAATCGTCTAGCTTCCGCGTTTACTTTCGCTGGGCTAAATCCGGGGTTATTTTTCTTTACTTTCTTCTTCAGGTTTTTTAATACAGCTTTGTTGTCGACCCGACGTTCCGAGCGTGGTCGATTATTCACTTTCTTCAAGGCTTCATCTCTACGAACAGCTCCTTCGATTCTCCCACGAAGTTTTGTGACGTTTGTTCGATTTTTCACGCGATCGATATTTCTACCAAAGTTTGTACTTGTATTCTTTGCCAATTCTTGGAGTTCAACCTTTTTAGCATTTATAAAATTCTCACGTGAGCCATATTTCATCTTCTTCTTGGATTCATTCGAATTTGCATTCGAGTTGTAGTTAGATACTACAGAGTTTGTGTTATTGTTATTGTTCTTATTCTTCACCTGAATTTCTATAAGCTTACGTCTCGCATCAACATCATTTTTGAATTGTACCACCTTTCTTCGGTGATTCATTTTCTCAACTTTGGTTAATCCCATTTTAGTGTATTTGTTTTCAATATTTTTACGAAGTGAAGTCTTTTCATTCAACTTATTCCCAATACTTTTTAAATTTTCACTTGTCTCCGCTGCTCTCAATTCTTTAGCCCAAACACCTATCCTACTCTTTGTTAAACCCTTCCTTTCTTGGAACACACCATCGTTATTTGGTCGCAAGTTCAATTCCTTTGTAATTTTATTTTTAAGATTGTTCCGGTCCGAGTTGAAATTCTTGATGATGTTACGCACGTTATTCTCTTGACGCCCAACCTCTTCGGGAATATCATTTATAACTGTCGAATTGGTGAGAGATTCGGCTGAAATTTCACCATTGTTAACCTTAAACGCATTGTTTGACGCATTCTTAAAGTTGTTCGCATTGTTTGAGTTAAACGTGGGGTTATTTACAATTGTCATTTTGTTCTTGTTCTTGTTATTGTTACTGTTCTTGTTATTGTTTGAGTTAGAATTATTGTTGTAAATGGGTTCAGCTGCGCGTCCACCCCGACGTATTCCACTTTTAACTCGTTTTTTAATATCGGTACTAATTTCGTTATAAATTTTATCGGCTAGAAACTTGATATCAGCCTTGTTGTTGGTAGACACAGCCTTGTTGTTGGTA